TAAGGTTCCCTGTGGTCAATGTATTGGTTGTCGTTTAGATAAAAGTTTAGATTGGGCAGGTCGTTGTATTCAAGAAAGTACTCTTTGGGAGCATAACTATTTTTTGACTTTGACTTATGATGATGAGAGGACTCCTGTTAAGTCTTTTCAAGATCCGTCTTTTTGTTATCGTACAGATCGCCCCGACGATGGTGGTTTGATTCCTTTGCATCTCACTCTTTTTTGGAAGCGTTTGCGTAAGTCTGTTTTTGCGCCTTTGAATTCCGAAGATTTACTTGCTGGCGGACTTGGTCGCCAGCCAGTTTATGAGATCGTTGACGGTAAACGAACGCTTGTGAATAGCATTCGTTATTTCGCTTCTGGCGAGTATGGTGATAAAGGAGGTCGCCCGCACTATCATGCGATTGTTTTTAACTTGGACATTCCGGATTTGCTCTATTACGGTATGGGCTCCGATGGTTCCCCTTTGTTTCGGTCCGCTTGGCTTGAGCGTATTTGGGGTCATGGTAATGTGATTATCGGTTCTGTTACTGCTGAATCAGCTGGTTACGTTGCGCGCTATACGACCAAGAAAATCTATGGCGATCCTGCCGCTGATTATTACGGTACGCGCCTTCCCCCGTTTTCCCGCTGTAGCAACCGTCCAGGCATTGGCTTTAATTGGTTCATTAAAAACCGTGAGGACATTGAACGCCTTGGCTTCGTTCTCATCAATGGGAAGAAGCATAGCGTTCCGCGCTACTATTTGGATAAGCTCTTTAAGCTTAACAAGAAAGCCTACTTCGATTACAAAGCTAAGCGTGCTATAATCGCTAAGAAAGCTGAGAGCTCTTTAGACAATGAGCAGTCTCGGCTGATTGCCCGCCGTGAGGCAAAGGAATACACGGCAAAAGCTCTCAAACGTACGTTTGAGTGACCACAACTACTATTATGTTGAGTGAGGTTTTTTATGCAGTTTTTGTATAGCGTTTATGACAAAAAGGCTCAGTCATACAACACGCCTTTTTTCTGTGTCAATCACGATCTTGCCAAGCGCAGTTTTGTCGATCTTTGTCGTGACGCACGCACTGTCATTTCTCGCAATCCTGAAGATTTTGATCTTTGGTGTCTTGGTGCCTTTTATGAGGGCACTGGCTCCATTTTCCAGAATGAAGATGAATCCACTAATCGTGTTCAAATCATGACCGGTGTTGAGGCTCGCATTTCTGCTCTTAAGGCTGAACGTTTCGCTTCTGAACTTGCGAAAGCATCCTCTTCTAATAAGGTTGAGAAAAATGTCTGATGGAAAGCCGCCGAAGGCGGAAAAAAATCGACCTCGACGAGCCCAGCGAAGCGGCGCAATCGAGGCACCAAGCGGGCTTTCCCGCGCGGTAGCTCAAGGCCGTTTAGTTGGTTATTTCTTTTATGACAAAGATGTTGACAAATTGTTTTATTGTCTTGTCAAGAATGATTCGTTTATTTGTGACGTTGTTGGTCATGCGTAGAGCCTCCAGCGAGGCCGCAGGCGAGCGTTGACGTGCGGGGGGCCTTGGGGGGCCCCGCGCTTTTGTGAAACAAAAGCTAAGGAGAGTCCATGGTTAGCTTATACAGTTTGTCGATTTGGCACGGCGTATATAAATTAGCGTGCGTGCATCTCGCGGCTGAATCATTCCGCGGAGCCGCCACAAAGGCGGGTCGTATGGTTGCGCGACACCCGATGGCGAAAGATGTGACCCATGCTGTTCTTTCTAGTAAAGAAAGCGTAAGTTTAAGAAAGCGTCGTTTTTACGAAGACGGTGTTGCCATTTCTGAATGGTGCGATTTCACTTTTGTCGGTGAGGATTTGGAAGATGAAGTTTAAAGATCGCTATTCGGCTCGTGTGCCCTCCAAGGGCACGACTTACAAGAAGCCGTCAATGACGGTGCAGTCTGAGTACCCTCAGACAACAATCGATTATTACTTGAAGCGTTACCGTGCGACTGGTTTGCTCGGTGATCCCGCTCGCGCGTCTGCCGCTGTGCATTTGGATGTCAGCGATGTCGGTGATTATCAGGAACAGCTCAATAAGATTCTTGCGGTCAATGCCACGTTTGCGGAACTTCCCGCGGACAAACGCCGTGAATTCCAAGACGACCCTCGCCTTTGGGTCGAGTCTTTGGTTGAGGAAGCCGCTAAGAAACAACTTGCAGGCGATTTGAGTCCCTCAAAACCAGCTGCTGAACCTGAAACCCAGCCCGCAGTTCCGACTCAGGAACCTGCGGTTTGAACCTCACACAGTTAATCTTGATGTAACTGTGTGAGGTGACACCGAATTTCCAATGAGGTGACCTAAAGATGTCAAAAACTACTGTTCGTTACGGCAATCCTGCTCGCCAATTTGTCGAGCTCCCGAAGGTGAGTATTCCTCGTTCAGTTTTGAAGCGTGACTTTGATCACAAGACGGCTTTCAAGACTGGCAAGCTCATCCCGATTTTCATTGATGAGGTACTCCCAGGCGATACTTTCAATGTGACCGCCTCCCTTTTGGCACGTCTTTCCACTCCGATCGTGCCTTTCATGGATAATTTGTACCTTCGAACGTTTTTTTTCTTTGTTCCTAACCGATTGGTTTGGAATCATTGGGAAGCTCTTAATGGAGACCAGAGATCTGGTCCCACTGCTTCTACTGATTATCTTGTCCCCGAGGCTACGCTTAATAATCTTCAAATTGGGACTATTGGTGATTACCTTGGTTTGCCTGTTAATGTCAATGCTGATTGCAAGATGACGGAGCTTCCGCTTCGTTGCATCTCGCTCATTTGGAACGAGTGGTTTCGAGATCAAAACTTGCAGGATGCTTATAACATCGACAAGACTACGGACCGCGAGTTTGTAGGTGATGCGGCTATTTCTGGTACCAATGTTGATAATCCTTTGACTTACGGATCTGAGCCCCCGCCCGTTGCTAAGTTCCATGATTACTTTACGAGTGCACTTCCGTGGCCTCAGAAAGGCCCTGGTGTTGAGATTTCTTTAGGCGGTTCTGTTCCTGCAGTTGTCAACGATATTGATATCGTTTCTTCTGGCAATCTTACTTTTAATCGTAATCGCGTTACTGTTGTTGCTGATAATTTGTCTGTTTCTAGTCTTGGTGATCAGGCTGTTCATATTGGTCAGACTGGAGACAGTTACGCTTTGTCGTATGCCTCTGGTTTGTCTGCATCTGGTTCTGGTACTGTAGATCTTTCTGAAGCAACGCCTATTAGTATTAATGATCTTCGTCAGGCATTCCAACTCCAGAAGTTGATGGAGCGTGACGCTCGCGGCGGCACACGTTATATCGAAATTCTCCGCTCCCATTTCGGCGTGGTTTCTCCCGATGCTCGCCTCCAACGCCCCGAGTATCTCGGTGGTGGTCGTTCGCACATCAACATTAACCCTGTCCAACAGACTAGTGGCACGGCTGATTCTGCTACTACGCCCCAAGGTAACTTGGCAGCTTATGGTGTTGGCATGGATGTTCGTCATGCTTTCACTAAGTCGTTTGTCGAACACGGTTGGATTATCGGTTTTTGTTGTGTGCAGTCCGATCTCACGTATCAGCAAGGTCTTCCGCGCATGTGGAGTCGTAAAGGCCGTTGGGACTTCTATTGGCCTGCTCTGGCTCACCTTGGTGAGCAAGCGATTCTCAACAAGGAAATTTATTTCCAAGGCACTGCAGATGACGACAAGGTCTTCGGTTACCAAGAGCGTTATGCTGAGTATCGGTACCATCAGTCGATGATCACTGGTCAACTTCGCTCGACGTCCAGTACGCCGCTTGATGTGTGGCATCTCGCCGAAAAGTTTGATCAGCTTCCTGTTCTTAACGGTGAGTTCATTCGGGACAATACACCGATTGAAAGAGTGGTTGCGGTTACTGACGAACCGCCTATCATTTGTGATTGTTTCTTTAAAATGAAATGCGTTAGACCGATGCCGATTTATGCGACACCTGGTTTGGTTGATCATTTCTAAGGAGTAGTTATGTCTTGGATTGGTGCTGTTGTCGGTGCTGCTTCTTCGGCTGCTCAAGGTTATGGAAACTACCGCTTCAACTACCTTTCCCAGTACCATAATTGGCTATGGCAGAAAGAGGCGATGCAGAATCGCCATCAATGGGAGGTTGACGACCTTCGTAAGGCCGGTCTTAATCCCATTCTTTCTGCTAACCAAGGTGCTTCGACCGGTGGTCTTAATGCTGGTGGTTCTGCTGTTCAGATGCCTGATGTTGCTTCTTCTGCTTTTCAAGGTTTGCAGATGCAAAATCTTCTTAACAAACAGAAAGCTGAAATTGATAACATTAAGAAGGATACGGAGCTTAAGGAAGACCAACGTTTTGCTCAAGAAGCTATTGCCAATGCTAATCGTCTTCAGGCTGTCATAAATTCTGAGAATGCTTATTCTTTGTATCGTGAAAATCGATTTTGGGATGACAATCCTTTGACTTTTCGTATTAAAAAAGCTAATGATGCTTTTCCTGGCGTTGGTGGTCTTGCTGGTATTCTTTCTGGTATCACAGAGAATGCTTCGTCAGCTTCAGAATTGAAGCGTCTTCGTGATTTAGCAGATCGTTTTTTTGAGTCTGGTGGCAATGGGAAGCGTTAGTTTTTTGTCTTGGCTTTTCGGTCTTGTTGTTTTTGTTGGTTTGATTTACTTTTTTATTCGCGGTTTTTAAATAATGGAGTTTATTGACCAGTTTTTTTCTTACGTGGCCGAGATTTTTAAGGCTGTTCTTCAATTCATTGGTTTTATTGAGGAGAACAAACCATGAGTAAGTTTCGAAAGAAGATCTCCCGTCGGAAGAGCAAAGCTCTTTTTACGAAAACCGCTATGCGGCACCGCAAAAAGAATGACGCCCGACCGCTTCGAGGAGGTATTCGGTTATAATTGAAGCCGATGTCTTTTTCATTTCTCTTCCTTTTGATTGGGTGTTTCACGTGAAACACCCTTTTTTTTATGACGTGTTTTTGTCCTATTACTGGTTGGCGTTCAGCTCATGGAAAGACGCCTGATGGTAAGTGGCCTGTCGTTTTTAATATCAGTGAAGGTTTGCGAGATTTTGAAGTTAAGGTTCCCTGTGGTCAATGTATTGGTTGTCGTTTAGATAAAAGTTTAGATTGG